GGTCTCACTGTCAAAGGCCGCCTGTAGTTCGCGAGCTTTAGCTTTAGCCTCTTCTACGCGTCGAGCTTGTACCTGCTGCCCTTCAGCTGAGGCGAGAAGATCTTGCTTGATTTGCTCCCAATTCCACCCGCTGTCTATCTGCTTAAGATAGTGAGCAATAGCGCCCTCGTCAACGTTGCGGTCAAGGATTTGGCGGTACAAACCATTAAGGAAGTTAATCTCATCGCTACGGTCGCGCTGAGCTACGATGTTTTCCACATAAGTACGGACACGGTAAATGTTATAACCACCTACTCGCCAGCCTGCATTTAATGGGTCAACGTCAGCGGCGTATACAATGCCTGCGCCAAAGTTAGCAGTGCGCTGGCCACTTGCGGATACGTTCTCTTCAAAGACGGTGCCGTCACCCATGTAAACCCCGATATGGCCGTAACCGCCACCATCGTAGGGCCATACAAGGATGTCTCCCCGTTTAAGGTCGCCTACTTGGTCGGCTAGGCCTTCTGATACGAGGGTATTACCGAAGTCCTTGGCGTGGCCACGAGCGCGGAATGGTTCTGGTATCTTTTCGCACACCTCAGCGAGAAACCACTTAATGAGGCTTACGCATTGGCCGGTTAGATAGCCTTGGCTATTGTCTGATTCTCCAGCTGGGAAAAAGATTCCGATACGCTGGCTTGCCCAATCTTGGGCATTAGCTGCTAGTGCCATTCATTCTCCTAGATATTAATACAACTAGAGTCGCCAGCTATCTTGTACATGCGCCGGTAAGTAGAGTTATCCTCTCCGTCGTACTTCCACGCCACCCAAGATGTTTGATTACCCGAGTTGTCTTTTATGTTTACACAGTTAAGTATAGGGCTCTTACCGTCCGCGCCGTTTTGGCCGTTTACTCCATTAGCACCGTTCGCACCATCAACACCAGCTGCGCCGGTATCGCCCTTACACTTACCGCTTGCACAGTATTTGGCAACAGCTAGTGCAACTTGATCATCGCTTGCGCTTTTGCCGTCTGTGCCTTTGCATTTACTGCCATCACAGTAACTAGCTACCGCCGTCATTACCTGGGCGCTAGTGGGGGATTCGGAGCATTTATTAGTGGAACAGTATGCTTTAACAGCTACTTGTATCTCACTATTTGAGGGGGTTCTCCCATCCCTACCATTAGAGCCTAGTACTTGCCCGACATTACGGGACTCGCCGCTTGAGTAATAGACGACGAGGTCACCGTTTTTGTCAACCTGGGCGTTGGTAATGCTAGTTACTGGTTTTTCTACCTTAGCGCCGCCCGAGATAGTCACCGATTGGCCAGGTTGGAGTGTAAGGCTTTTAAACAGCGTATAGCCGCTAAAAACCAAGCTGAGTACCATCATTAAAGACAATATCTTTAACAGTTTATCTCGTCGAAGCCAGCTTATTGTCGATTTAATAATGGTCATCTCAACAACCCTCCGCTGCCGCGGCTGAGTAGGGCGATGAGTATCGGTATAAACGACGTGATCACTGCACCTACTACAAGCCTAAACAGCCAACGGTTTCTATCTCTTGCTTCCGCTGCGTCATCCTCTAGGTCTTTTACTCGGGCCTCAATGTCTTTTTTGTATAGGTCGAGCGCATAGACCGGGACATATGTCGCAGCTTTGCGGGTTTCGTGGAGGTCTATAGCCTGCTGAATGGCTTCTTTGACCTCCCACCGGTTCATTGTTTCATTTTCTGCCACAATTCTACCATCCAGATTTTTGCTTATGTTTTTGTTTAGAGGACTTGACGACTCGGTTCAACTGTATTTCGCGCTGGGCTGCAGCTTTTCGTTGTTCGCTCGTCAACTCAAAGCCGTCGTAAGCCCCCTTCACCTTGCTATTATACTCGTTGATAATAGACTGGGCCCTATTGCGGTTTCCTTCCTGGAGCGCTTGCTTAGCTTCGTTGAAGGCGTCTTGTCGCTTGGGGATCTTGTTTGTGCGCTGGAAGTATTCAGTGGCCTGTTCGCGAGCCTTTGACGAGCCTAAGCTCTCAATCTTTTGTTGCTGAGACTCTTTAACCGCGCTAAAGCTACCCTCCTTGAGCCATTTCTGGCCATTCTCAGTAGTGTACTTACCAAGGATTGCCGCCTTAAGAGCGTTGCCTTGGTCTTGGTTTTGGACAAAGCGGGTATTACCTTTATCGTTTTTCACGACACCTTCCTCAACTGATTTGATGCCTTCAGTCGTGCGCTTAGCCTGGGTACCGGCTGGTACTATAAGTTGCCAGTTTTTGTCCCAAAACTCTTTGACGCCTTCTCCTTTGTCTTTCTTGGCCAGTGCGCCGAGAAGTCCTGGGTTTTTATTACCATCGCCGAATAGGAGAGTCATTGCAGGCGAGCGGCGGAATTTATTCTTTTGGTCTCGCTCGTAGCCCTTTTCATCCTTACCTTCGATATTTGTCCAGGCCTGGATTTGGTCGTAGAACGGAATGTGGTCGGTCTCCTTCATGCCGATGAATTGGCCGAGGGTTGCCTGCACACCCCATGCAGTAGCGCCCATTGCAACAAGTTTGCCCATATCATTAGCAGCTAGTTTGTAGTTGCCGTTCTTTACATCCTTAATAGGTTTGAGGCCCATACGAATAAGAAAGCCAGCTTGTTTGCCGTCAAAGGTTGCCAACTGGGTAAGAGTACGCATACCTGGCCCGTTAAAGGCTGCGGGAGCATCTACTTTACTGGTGATGAATTGAGTGTCAACTGTCGCCTTAGTGCCATACTCCATTGCTTTCTTTTGCACGAAGTCTTGAGCCGCTTGACCAGTTAGGCCAGCTTCATTAGCCCATCGTTCCCACTTAGCGCCATTGAGCTTGAGACCCTTAGCCTTAGCGCCGGCGTAGGCTTGGGCACGCATGATGTTGTCCATTGTAGACACCATGATCATGAGCCCGTCAGATACCTTGTCAAACGCTTTGCCAGCCTTACTTTGAGTTAATCCTTTGAGATCTTTAAGGCCAGTGCCCTCATCAAGGACGCCGGAGAGTTTAAGCTCCTTACGGCCCTCCTTAGATGCGAGCATTCGTGCGCCATTCACCATACCGACACCTGCCCATTTAGGGTTGAGGTTGCCAACTGTAGCAATCTCCTGGGTCATCTGGCGCAGTGCAGTAACTGGAGATAAACCAAGCGTAGCCATTGCATTAACTGCCCGGATAGCGCCGGTAGATTTCTTAAACGCGTTATGGCCAAACTGAGAGTCAAAAGCTTTCTCAATATTACTTTGGTTCTTACCCTTAATTTGGTTGATGTAGTTGTCGAGGAATCCGGCGTAGGCTTCAAAGTTCTTATGCTCTGATGATGCAAGCTTGAGCTGAGTGCTAACATTCTCTATCTTACGGAGTGATGGCTCTATATACTTAGCGCGGTTGATACCGTCAAAGTAAGTACCGAGCACCTTCCAGACGTCGCGGCTATATTCCTCATCGCCCTTCTTACGACTCTTGAGTGAACCAATGCCGAGATCACCCTTAGCTATTTGAGACTCGTCAAAGAGGTTAGCTAAGCCTTTGGGGTCATTCTCTCGCATATGCGGGAAGTAAAACTCTTTAACCGTACCAAAGCCGTTCTCTTTGAGCCAAGGCTTCACCTCATCTAGCATTTGGCGAACCTCTTTAGCGGCTGTCTCATGCCCGGGGATGTTAAAGTCTTTTCGTTTGCCCTCCCAGTAGTCGATAAGGTTGTCAAGTACTTCACGATTATGAGCATCTTTTCCAAGCATCTTCTGCACATCGCCAAGTCGTTTTGCAACCTCCTCGTTGGCCACGGCCGCTTTGCCTGTACCGTTCACCACCTCGCTAAATAGCCCAGTATGTTCGGTGTTGAGCCCGCCCTTGTCAAACATCACACTAGGTGAAGTCATACGAGCTAAGGCCATCTGAGTGTCCGAGATCTTACTAATACTCTCTTTGGCGTGTTCAAAGTCTTTAATATCTAGCTGGTTAGCCAACTCTTTACGGAGAGTCTCCCCGTTACGCTCAAGCGCAATTTTTAGCTCGTCTGGGTTCTGGGCCTTTGACACCTCCTGTAATGCATAGGTAGTCTTACCGTCGTATTTCTTAGCCTCTGCAAGGTTTTGCTCAGCCAGTTGGCGATGTTCTGCTAGTTTAGCTTCATCTACCCGGCGGAGTGTCTTTGGGTCGCTGTGGATTAACTCGTTAGTATCTGCTACAATCTCTTGAGCCCGCTCATCTACCCGCTGCTTCATTGCGTTAAGTTCCTGCACTTGAGGAAGGTCGCGTGCGCGAGTCTCCTCTAGTTCTTGCAAGTCCTTAGTATACTGCTCATCTAGGCGTTGGCGCTCAATCTCTTGACGTGGGCCAGGCATATCGTTAACAGCTGCGAGTCGTTCTTTATAGGCCGCATCCATTTGAGCGTGTGCCTGGTTGTAAGTGTTGTCGTTCATCAAGTTTTCAAGCTTGGCGTCGATCTCGCGTCCCATGTCGGCTGCCTGTACGGCTGCGTTGCGCACATCTTTCGGCATCTGCTCGTCCCCGAGGATTTGTCCAATAGACTCAACACCTTCTCGCTCGCGAAATACATGGTCAGGTAAGCCATCCGTCTTGCCGTTATCGATATTATCGAGATACTCCTGAGCCGTCTTGCTGTCGTTAGGCAGACCGTTATTTTCAAAGTCTTTACGGGCTTGAGCCAATTTCTCGTCTACTTGCTTGCGAAATTCAGGATCGGCCTCATAGGCCATCTTCTCCCGATCGGTTAAGCCTTTAGGTGTCTCACCCGGCTTGAGGCCTTCATTAAGCTTAGCGATCTCTTCGGGGCTCTTAGGGCCATTTACCTCGTCGTTGATGTCATCTAGCGGATTGCGTTCACGATTAAGAGACTCAGCTTCACGTTGAGCTTTCAGCTCTTCTGATTGCCGGCGGTATAGCTCAGCATTAATCTCTTTGTTTTGAGGGTCTAGCGCACTAGCCTTATTCAGCTCTTCGTTGCTTAATACCGCGTATCGACTCTCAGGCTGCGCAGAAACATCGCCTGTAAGCTCACCAGAGCCGTTCTGAGAGGTTTTAGTGTCTGAGTTGATATCTAACCCATCTTCGTTAGTTTTAGCGTTTGTAGGGGCTTCTACAGAGTCGTCGGCATTGCGTAAGTTTGCGTCTTCTGCACCCTTGCCGCGGAGTTTACCAATGCCATAACCTAAGCCTTCGAGACTACCCTGGAATATTGCTCCAGTAGCAGCTTGCTCGCCGGCCTTTTGCCAGGCCTTATTAATATCACCCGTCTTGCCATACTCTTGGAGAAAGCCTTGGGCGGCGTTTGCACCACCTTGGGCGGCTACTTCTTTTGCTATTTGTCCAGCCAATGCCTTACCTGTTAATTCAGCGCCATCTACTGCCATACGAGTAGGGTTGAGAAAACCAGTAGCAGTACTCGCCGCATCGAGGGCGTCGCCAGTAATGGTTGCCCAATCACGAGCATCGCCCTTACCTTGGCCAATACGATCACCGGCTTCTTTAGCTTTGGTCGTGTCTTCAATGTTCTTACCGGTAATATCCTTTTGGTCGCGTATCCACTTACGAGCATTTTCTGCGGAGTCCATAATCGCCTTACCGGCTTTTGCGTTGGTATCTTGATCAAATGCGTTCACGAGCTGGTTAGACGCAAGAGCTGCGGCCTCGCCTGTGTCGACTACTGCACTAGCAAGCTTACCTGCGCCCTGCTGAATACCTGCGCCTACGCCTTTAGCTGTATCACCAAGCCACTTAAGGCCATTACCCAGCCAATCGTTTTTCTTCTTCTCCTCTTCCTCTTTCTTTTTCTTTTCTTCTTCTTGGCGCTTCTGCTCCTGTTGTTGCTTCTGCTCTTCCTCGTAGGTTAGCGAACTATCAGGATTCCAGCCATTGTCGTAGCGGTTGCCTTCATCATCGGCACGAACTTGGCTCCATCGGCCGCCGTATATTTGCTTCCATTCATCTTCGGTCATTTATTTCTCCTCTCTTATCCGTAGTAATATGCTTTCCACGCATTGCCGCCGCGTTGGTTCTGGGGTACGTACTTCCAGAAGTCGCTGGCAAATTGGCTAGTATTGCCACCTGCGCTTCGGTAGGCGTCACGAGCCAACTGGAATATCGCGGGGCTAATTGCTCGGCCACTTTGAATAGCGCCTGCAATAATACCCTGGGCTGCTGCATTCGGGTTAATAGCTCGGCTTCCGCCTCCGCCGCCACCTCGCGCATAGCTTACGCGGCCACCTCCGCCGCCTCCACCACCTGAGTAGCGAGCCGCACTTGCAGCTGCCGCCTGGGCGCGGTTAAGGGCATTTTGGCTAGCTGTAAACGCTTGAGTTGCCTCACGTTCACTACGCTGGAAGTTTCGGTTCTTCTCATTCTCGCCTGCAGTAAACTCCTGCCCTGCTAACATCTGATTCCAGCTATTGAGGTCAGATTGTTGACGGTCTACGCGTCCTAGGGCATTTGTACGTAGCTCTTTGTCTAGGTCGGCTAATCGTCCTTGCAGTTGTAGACCTTCATCGTTTTGCTGAAAGTCAGCTTGCATCAAAGCGGGGAGTGTCTTCTCGGCCTCGTAGCGGGCCATTTCGTGTTGAGGTATTCCACCGAATGCAATACCTCTACCTGTCGCCTGGTTGTTAATTGCATTATAGGCGTTACCGCGGGCTGCATAAATACCGGCACGTTGGGCGTCGTACTTTTGCCCTAGATTGCCGATTTGTTGATTGATGACATTGCGCGACCCTTCGTAAGCGGGGTTTAAGTCACCGATCGACTCTTGGATTGTTTGAACTTTAGGCGCTGTTGCCATCGTCTATCTCCATTAACTAATATTATTCTGATACTCGTAGATGCGGAACATCAGATATTCTGAGTTTATTATAGTGGGCTGAGCATAGTCGCGATTGTCTACCGTTACCACAGGCGTTACACTATCGGGCTGAATATCAAGCCAGCCGTTAAAGTTGAGCTGTCCACGCATCCCCGCCGCTCCGACTTGCCATTTATTATTCACGCTATGGCGGACAAAGTAGTCATATACCTGCTTAGTGCCGCGCCTCGGTATAGGTGTACCGCGGAGGTTGAGCACCCCCTTAGCTGGGGCCGTACCGTACACTCGTATAGACTGCTCATACACACCAGGTAATGTGAATGAAAATTTGTCGCTATTAAAAACCCACGGGTGATCTTGAGCCGCTTTCACGGCCTGGATATTATAGGTAAAAAATTCGCCATTTAATGCGGTGCGCCCATTGGGGAGGGCTGCAGTCAACCTTACTTTTTTCTCATTTGGTCTATACTCATCATTTATGGTTATATCCTCGGTCGGCACTCCAAATAGCGAGTGCTTTCCTTGAAAAGTAAAGTCACCACGGATTAGCATATCTCCGTCGCCGGTGTCAATTGGTATCTCTACTATCGTTTGGGTTGTGCCAGGCTGAAGGTTGGCTACTCCACGTATAGACTTTTCATATATCTCACATTTGCCATTCGTCTCAAATAGGAAATTCGGAGACTTTCTGTATATGCGGTAGTAGAAGTCACCCGAGAATTTAGCACCGCCAAACTGCGCGCCTACTGCCACTTTTAGCTTGCCGTTCTCGACATAGTAGTTCATCTGCATATAAGGTGATGAACCAATAACATGGCCACTCCACCAATCGCGGTGCCAAACCTTGAAGTAATCATGCTCACCAACGTCGGCTAATTCTATCTGTTGAGGAAGCTGTATATTCTCTACCCGCTTCATCCCCGCAACAGTGTCGGTCGGATACCAGAAATCGCTATGGAATATAAAGTTATCCGGGTTGATCATCTTACTGTAGTTTCCTCTACAACATCTTTACCGGGCACAGTAATAGCGATAATATCGTGATCCCCATTAACGGGGCGGCCGATCAGAAGTCGGCGCGTCCCCGCTGAGTCTTTACTTGTCTTAGTCCGCGATTCGTTTTGGAGCTGTTCAAAGTTCTTATTAATCGTATTGACTAATGTCGCATCATCCATCCCGGGTGTTAGCTGAATAAGAGATAACATTATAGCTTCTCCGTTACCTGGACGTGTACCTCACCATCAAAGGAGAGATTCCAGGGGAAGATATTACCGCCCGAGATAAAGATCTTACCGTCGCGTTTCTCGCCATTAACAACTAGGTGCCCCGAGTAATGGCCGAAGTAGGTACAAGTAACAATAATGTTGTCAATCGTACGTCCTACAGGCGCGGGGAAGCTTCCAAGCCCTGCGCGGCGACCACTAGCTTCAATAAGCAAACCAACATGTCCTGGGCCGTTATGGTCGTTCTGCGTGCCTGTGACAGGAACGGTACGGCTATAGGTTTTAATACCGCCCATGTCGGTTACTGTCCAGCCGTTATCGTCAATGTATTGGCGGAGAGCCAGCTTATCTTTAGTAATTGAATTGTCGGCAATCTTCTCACGAGTCACTGCCGAGTTTTTGAGGTTAGCGGCATCAATGTTACCGTTAAACTCATTGTAGATAGTACCAAAACGGTTGTTGAGGTCGTTCGCTACCGCCTCAGTACCATCTTGTAATTGTGAATAACTAATTAATCCCATTTATAACCTCTTTGCTTTATAACTAAATTGTGCACCAACAAAGGCAACGCGGTTTTCTACACCGTTGCGGAATACTCGTAGCTGCCAGTATCGTGCGTAACCTGAGTAGCTTTGTCGCTTTGGTTTAAACGATTTACTACCACCGTATAGTGTGCCATCACCCCACTTAAATTGTCCCCACCTTGCACCGTTAACGGAGAGTACTTGCTCTTTGATCTTTGGCGCATCGGCGAAGTCCTTATCCATTGCGAGACCTACTTTAAAGGTAGAGTCAACACCCTGGAATATAGGGTAGAAACGCTTGAGACGCTTACGTTGCATTGGACTGCCCATGCTATCGTACTTGAATCGGTATTCAAAGTCGATTGGCGCGCCCATGTCATGGTAAACCTGCGTCTCTGCGTAGTAGCTCATCCCTACGTAAGAGTTGAACACTGCGAGCTGCCCACGGTCATCTGCATCATCGTAGTAGATTGCACGGTCTCCGTAGACGCCAGTATCGTATTCAATATCCTTTAATGGCTTATTGTAGATGATGCAGGTATCGTTAACTGTCGAACCGCTAGAGGCCAAGTAAAAGCGTATCTCATCTTTATACTTGGTGGCGTCTATCTCAGTAATGCGTGGACACCCATCAATTAGTGGGGTAATAGCATCTGAGATACGAACGTCACTTGAACCATTAAACATAAACAGTCCGGCGTCACCTGCAAAGTAGATGGCGTTCTCATCTTGTACTACTCCGCGCCGTGCAATAGCGCCCTTAAAGCCGGTAGATTGCCGCATATTAAATGAGGCTTCATCGTACCCGCTAATGATATACTTACCGTCCTGTGTAAAGACGACTAAGTTGTCCTGGAACGAGCAAAGCTTAACTACTGGCGAACCATTAAATGGTCGAGGGATAGTAAAGAAACTTGTACTCCTCCATTCGTTATACCATTGCTCGCTTGGCTTAGTTGGTATCTTGCCGGTTGGATCCCATGCGGGGTTACCGGGGGCTTCTGAGAACCTAATCGTATTAGGTAAGCCTGCTACAACACCCCACATACGGTCTTTATGGAACATTACCTCGCGCAGTACAGGCAGCTCAGTATCTACAACACGGCCTACGCCAGTATCGATAATCTCTACATCGTCAATCCAGAAGTCCTCACCAGTTGAGACAAACTCAAGGCTAGTAACGTCTAGCTCGGGCCAGTAGTAAAACTCGTGGTTGTCCCATGAGGTTGTCATCTGCTTTTGGTATCCTGCAATTGGGCGGAGCTGAGTATTGACACTTACGAATACCTGAGATGTGCCAGCCGCGCTAACGGACGAGAATTTAATCTTATAGCGTTTACCCTTAGTGAGTTGAATATCGCTCTTAGTGTAGCGTTGTCCACCACCTGTAATCTTAAGTGATGCTGGGGCTGATTTATACACCGTCGTATCACGCGTAACGCTACCCTGCCACCGTGCGCTTGGGAGACTAAAGTCGCCGTTGTCTACGATATTGGTACGGTCTTGAGGCGGTGTACCATCCCAGTAACGTAACTCATCATGGCCGTTGACCCAAAACATTTTGCCATCACCATTGGCAAAGCTGTATTCGCTGGCTTCTGATGATAGACCACTCATAATCTCGCGCCATTTACCAGCCGCCTCATCTGCGTAATAGAGTGTATTGTTATATACTGCCACAGTACGGTTGTTGCGGTTGTCTAGGTTAAAGCGATATGCACCTTTGAGTTTCTTCTCGGGCGCTGTAAATAGCCTATAACGTAGCATCTTGCCAGTAATGGGGGTGTTCACTGTCCAGGCCGCGGGAGTCCACCGAGCCTCGGGCGTGCTATTAACTAAGCCGATCTCGTAATACTTGAGCGAGTCATCTTGAGGTTTGAGTGCGATCCAGTATTTCTTACCGGTCTTGATCTTCGGCGGGTTAATAAATCGACAGGACACCCAATTGCCTTCATCGCCAATGTCTCCATTAAGGAATGAGCTAACCGATAGGCGGTTACCAGGTAACCCGGCTGCGTCCTCTAGTATTTCTACTAGTATTGGGCCAGTAGCACCGCCGGGGTTTTTAACATCAATGTCAAGGCGAGTAATGCGTTGGTCTACGTTAGCGGTAAACGGTTGCAAAAGAAAAGCGTTATCTCTATTTATCTTGAACCGCTGAGTAACTGTAGCCGCATTACCAAGCGCTTGAGACTCGCCTAAGGGTTCCATATGCAAAGAATGGCCGCGCCTAGTTGACACGGCCACGCGGCGGGAATCCTTTTGTTGGGCTTGGAGGCGGAAGTTCTTACTAAAAGGACTCTTGCCATCCTGGAGAAGGTCGACTGGCGTAACAAGGTCGATACCTCCTAGATTTAGCTGGGTAGCAATTTTAACTTGCTGCGCCATTCATCCTCCTATATTTGTAAATTACGCATCTTAACAGGGCCAAAAGCATCGCGCATACCAAAGCGAGTAACCATCTCTTGCAGTTGGGCTTGGTACTGGTTCTCCACTTGAGTAGATAGATCCATATCTTCGTTACGGTCATGCACGCGACGGAGAGCGCCAAGAATGAGTAGCTCGGTAAACTCTTCAGGAATGTCGGGCTTATCGGTATCTTGGGCCATTGTATTTGGCGTTTTGTAGTAATACGTGTATAGTTTGTATTCTTTATCAGTTGGGGCGTCTAATAGAATATTGCCGGCGTATTCAGTCCAGTAGTAGGGCGCATGCGGTGTATTGTTCATTGCATCTGCAAATCGCATAAAGAAATCGCGGTACTCGCACTTCATTTGAAAGAAGTTTTGTATCCCGCTCATTGCGTGCATCTCTACCCGGCTAACGTCATCTGGCAACTTAATGATAGACGTGCCAGCGGGTACATCACCAATAAAGATCTTTTCCATAAATGGCAGTTCAAATTGGTTGAATATATCCCGCTGGGCGTCATTCAAAAAGTTGTCAATGATTTCTGGCTCGTAGTCTTCGTCATCCAGCTTATCTATCATTACCCGCTTGCGTAAGTCGGCGAGTGTCATTTAAGACTCCTAGCCCAATGCCGAGTAAGGAATAGCAAGTGTTGGGACGATGTAAGTACCGGCAGCCTGGGCGTTAATTGCAACGTTGCCGAGGTTGTCAATTGTGATGTTTGAGCCATCAGTACGCTTGGTTGAGTTGTTGATCAGTACGCCAACTGAAGTCTCAATATTGTCGCGGTACGGTTGAGGAATCTGGAACACTGTATTAGCGCCAGCCGTTAGCCCGCCAACGACACTGTACTGCCCCTTTGGCTTAATGAATAGCAGCCCATTATAACGGCGATACATCCAAGTGCCTTTAGTGGTTGCTTGCTCCACCCAGTTGGTATCGCTTTCACCGAGCTTTGGCACGTTGCCGCCGCCGGCCGAGCTAGTAGCCTCTACTGTATATGCGCCGCCACTAGGTACGAGCGCTAGGCCAAGACTACCTTCTGGAAGCGAGTCCCAGGTAGCTGTCGGGCTGAAGCGACTTAATGAATTTGACATTTTAAGTCCTTTCTATTTAATTACTATTTGCTTATATCTGTTTGTATTTAGTTCGATGCCATCGATCTTGCCCGTCTCTATTGTATCAGGGCGGTATCGGTCAATGTTTAATGTTTCGCCTTCATACGCTTTTATACCCACGTAATCAGGCTTGTATTGTTTGTATTCAATGTTGTAAACGCTAGGGTCTAATAAGTCATTAGACCGCGTTATTGTTAGCCGCGCAAGGATTGGAGATGGTTTCAGCTCCAAGACTTCGGGCTTCGGTATAAATATAACACTAGGGCTACTAATACTGACCCTTAGATTTATGGGCTGTGGCCCCATGAGAGCCGCTGTATAGGCCGTTAGAGTTGGAGATGATATGTTTACCCTCTCCGTTATTCTAGACGCTCTCAGAGTGTATACAGGGCCTGTATGGGCTAGTGTAGGTGGTCTAATTGTTAGACGCTCGGTTATTTGCGCTGGTCTCAATTCACCTGGCTTGGGCGGTACATAGGTAAGCGTTGGCTTTGTCTTGAACACGAGGTGTACCCATCCGCGTGTACCGCGCAGATTATAGGTCGGGCCGGCGCTAGTCAAGGTCGGCTGTCGTATCGTCAGGCGTTCAGTTGATTTATTGCCAGTTAAGGTGTATTGTTTCGGTTTCGGCTGTATGTATGCCCCGCCCGCGGGGAAGCCACCCATTGGAGCACCGGTCACAAAATCATTAGTTAGCGTATATGGTGATGGAGTCGGGCTAAAATCGCTAGCCATAGCCGGAGGTAGCGGCAATGTACTTGCAGATACGACATTGACTCGTACTGTCCCACCAGAAGCCATACTCAACCCGTTAGCGCCTTTTGAGTTATATTCCCACCTGCTTTGAGATACTGCTATATCCCAGCCGACAGGTTCGCTAGTGCCATCCTCCCAAGCTTTAGCTCTTAGCCACGTTCCTTCAGCCCTAAACCTAAACCACGTCCACACGCCAGCTCTAAGGGTTTTATCACTGAACACCTCGAGACTGCCTTCGACGTTATCATCTAGGCGCAGGCGTTGCGCGCCTCTTTGATGATATACCGACAATACATACCCCGTCGTGACTCGCTGTCTTGTGTTGGGGTCTACAAAACTCGATCCACGCACCATCATGAGTCCCTGCTTGTGAATGCTGTATTCGAACTTGGCGCGTATTAATAGCTCTACGTTGTCCTCACCCTGAAAGTTCTTAAGCCCTAGATAGTGGTCGGCAAATGAGTCAGATTTTAAGACTATTTCGCCGTTCTCGGCGTAATACCTGCCGTTCTCCCAGTACTCTTCGTAGAAGGGGGATAGGTTGGGGAATCTATCGGCGAAAAAGCGCATAGGCTACCCCGCTACTATTTCATAATTCACACTGAAGTACGGCGGGAGGTGCTTGACTGGTACGTTAGATGAACTATCGTTTGGATTATCGGTTTTTGCATGCAGATGAAATCCCCACTGATTTCCAGCATTCACCGCTCCAGACAGACTGGTCGTCGGACTCATCTTTTGACTCATCCATGTGTTGGTTTGATAGTTGTTAGGGGCTAGGTTTATTTCAGCACTTCCACCGCGCTGCCCGACAGAGCCACCGATTGGTGTACCGTAGGGGAATCTCCCCCTTAAGTCGGCCAATTTAAACGTATTGGGACCCGTTCTTTCTCCGTACGACAAATATTGCTCAACAAGCGCTGCAAGTATAGGATACTGCTCTACTCGATAACCATCTGCGCCATTCATGAATAGACGCCCAGGTGTTGGAGTCGCTCTCATAGTCATGAATATATCGCCGACATTTGCGCCGTTCTCACGATACATCCCGCGGTAAAGCAACGACCCGGCAGGGAATGTCTTTGATGAGGTGCCGCGCATACCACGCTCAACGATGAGATTGTTGCCGTCGTGGCGAGATACATATACAATTTCACAGTTAGCAAGCGTCGGGAATTCATCTGCGGGAGCGAGCGTAATGTAGTACCCGAAATAATCAGCCTCGCCAAAACTCCTAAAGTCGTCCGGGTCTATCTCTATCGTCTTTTGCCCGGCGGGCAGTACCGCCTTTAATGTTGTTGATGCGAGACTACCGTTCATATTAAATGTCCTCCGCCTTCAACTGCACCCCGGTAAGGTTAGCTGTGCCACCTTGGGTCACTGCTTGCCCTGCAATGTCAGTTACGAATAACATCTCAGTACCGTTTACGTATGCAACATGAGTAGCTGTACCGGTCTTGGTGACGCTAAGGTTATTTGCCGGGTTAAGGGTAACCACTCGCTCGCCAGCCGTCGGGAATGTTTGCGATGACGTAGAATACGAGCCCTCACCGAGCTTTTGGCTATTGGCGGTATTGTAATCATTCGTGTAAGACGGAAGGATTAGTACTTTATTTGCAGTGTTTATTTTTGCCAGTAACGCGTTCCATGCGCTGTTATTTACCCATTTTGTCATAGAGTGCCTCCGTTAAGGATGAATTTGTACTTTTCTTCTAGCGTCATTCCTACGCCCTGTACGGGATCAACCGGGTGCATCACATAACTATTGTATGCTCTATATCGCATCAATATTCTTATGGCCTCCTCTTTCGGGTATAGTCTATTCATTACAGTGTCGGCAGACTGTATTAACCCGCTTTCATTATCATACTCACTAGTGCTTCCGTAATCGAACGCTCGTCGCACTATAGCGTATCCGGCCGGCCAATCCTGTTGTTCTTTGTTTGAAAGAAGGTGTTTGATGCAGCTTAGCATTTCGCCAAGATACTCACCTTTTATATATTTGATAAACTCGGCGCTCAACATAAAATCATCCGTGCGTTCTAGGTGAAATTTAGCAATGATACGAGAAGCAGGAAGTTTTATGTAGCAATAATTAAAATCATAGTACACCCGCAGACCAAGCTTAAGCGCTAACCCTACAAGGCGCGCGCCTATTTTGCTACTATCTCTCTCCATCAGTTTACCTTATAGGTTTTAGGGTTCATACCAATTACGCGCAGCCGTACGGAGTCGACCTGCTTGCCGGTCATGACGGTTGGATCGGTCTTTGTGAATCGTATAGTGTCGCCAAGCTGAATCATACCATTATCGGTATCAAGAATAAACAGGTCGGGCATTTTAAGCTTATCTTTAGATGTCAGTTCAACAAATACCTCAACACCATGCTTACCCGTCTCGGATAGGGCGCGCAATACTGAGCTATTTGCCCAACTCCTAATTGGCGCATCAGCATTAATCTCTGCTTCTGTTTCACCGCCCGGCTTGGCAAACTTAACGCTATTCATCGTATAGCTCGCGACAAATCCGGCTGCTTCTAGTTTTTTGATTGCTTCTATAAGCATTATTATCTCCTTATCTTAAAATAAGCCCCCTCCGCTTGGGAGGAGGCTTAAAGTCTAGCTACTATTCCTTAGTAACTTTGCGCTCGATGATCACACCAGCTTCTGGGCGAACTGCGCCAACACCGAACAGAGTCGATGCAACAACGTAGTCAACGCCAGCGAGCTTGTCGCGGTCACCTTCAGTCTTAGCCATCTGGGCAACACCCTTAAGGGCTGTCTTATGCATGACAATGACCTGGCTCGTGCGCTTGCCGCCAGCCGTATCAGTTGTCAAAGCATTGGTGACAAACACTGGAGTGTTGAAGAAGTGGCCAACGTAGCCGCGGTTCTTGACGAGACCAGCCTCGCCGGTTTCCTTGTAAGAGGTAAACTCAGGAATGTTACGGAGGTCAGCGCGTGCATAGCCGTTAAGGAAGATACCACGGCCATCCTCTGGAATGTTGTTAGCGTCAAGCTGAGCCATCGCAGCCACGATGTCTTTGTAGCTCAAATGGCCATCTGCACCGCTAGCGGCGATCTTGCCGGCTGTAAATGCAGCGATAGCTTTCTTGATAGCTTCCTCGTCGTGTGCGCGGGCAATCCAGCGACCAAGGCGCTCAGTGTAGAGTGCGCGGTACTCGTATTTACTTTGAGTAGCGGCCACATCCTGGACACCAACTGCCTTGCGGAGGTAGCGGTCAACCAACACGTCGACGGTCGATACGTCAACGGCGTCAATAGCCGATGCGCTTTCAACGGTAGTGTTAGTGGCGGTGCTGTCGGTGATCTCCTTCATGAAAGGAACGTGAACGACGTCGCCCATGTGGACGCCCTCGCCAAGGTTTGTCTTATCGATAAAGTCGAAGACCACGTAGTTGTTAGTGTAGTTCTTCTCGACTTCTGGACTCCAGATTTGGGGGATAAAGGCCTTTGAAGCCCCGCCGCCAGAGATGTCTTTCGCGCCCTGACTGACTGTTGGGGTAACTCGGTTTGCCATGAGTTATATTTCTCCTAGTTTATTAGTTTGTCTATTTTAGCGGCCATCTCAGGAGAGCCATCGTAGTTGGCTAGTAAGTACTCGAGAGATTCATTGTCCGCTGAATTATCAGTAGCATGGGCTTGAGCGCCCTGCTGGAGTTGTTGATTGATAGACTCCCTTTCCTCTCGGCGGATTTGCTCCGGATCTACATTTGAGGTGTTCTTGCTCGACTTAAGCACGGCTAAATCATACAGAGTGTCGAGGTCGTGTCGTAGGTTGTTTGCATATTCTACGCCGTATTTAGCAGCTTTGTCCTTTACGATGTCGTACATTACCGCTTCGAGATTGCGGTCACGGCCTTGCTCGCCAAAGAATCGCTCAACTTGTCGCTCGTACTTCAAGTTAGCAACCTCTGCGCGCAAGTCGTCAGTAGGCTCGCTGGTATCTGCTAGTTGTTTTGCGCTACGGAATGAGCGCTGGTTATCCAGAGCAATTTTAAGGGCTCGTTTCGTGTCTTCGCTAGCGTTATCAAGATCAAAACCTTGCGCCTTCGCGAATTTACTCAGCCCGTTATCTGCTGGCTCGCTTTCTTGGGCGGGCTCAGCTACTACATCTTGCTCTACTGGAGCTTGAGAGGTAGTATCGCTAGAGATATCCGCCGGTTCGTTAACGCTAGTAGGCTCTTGATTGAGGCTAGCATCGTTAGTTCCGGTAAGGGAATCTTCCATTCTAGTGTACTCCTATTAGTTTGTCTTCAATCTGGCTAAAGCCAACGCGGCTAAAGCCTCTGTCGCCTCTTTAAGGGGGAGTGTAGGAGGGACAGGGGCGAAAACCCTCCTACGCTGTACATCTTACATTGTTGTAAAAATTATTGGATACTGAAGCCTTCAATGTAAAGGCGGATTGTATCGAGGCCTACATTGCGTTGTAAAAGATACGCCAACTTCTCAGGCTCAAACTCAAGTTGTTGCGTTGTCTTTCCGTCAACGGTTGGTACTTCCTTGTAAATCTCAATAGGCCCGGCAGCTAATGTAGAATTTACATCCTTTTGTAGGTCAATGTAACCCATTAGCTCTTTATAGGCTTCTGTTTTGGAGAACTGCTCCCATTGGTGGGCGATTTTCTCCCATTTGTTACTCTCTTCCATTTACTACCTCAATCGGGTTGATGCTTGCTCGCTTCGTACCCGTCTAATGTTGTTATCGTTACTATTAGCTCCGCCGCCGCCTTGGTTGCCGGTTTGGGCTCGCTTATTGAATGAATCGCCGCCTCCTTGAGCTGCGCCTGCTCCGAGTAGGTACTCTTCTGCACCTGGGGCAAGTGATGCGCCGCTTTGCACGAGGCTTGGATCAACCGGTTGACCGTCAGGGCCCATCATTGGCTGCGGTACGGTAAGCATCTCATTGATGTCGTCCTCGGTCATGTACTTACTAAAGAGAGTCTTGTACATGTTGCGCAGGAACGCCTCCTGGTTAACGAGAGGATTTTGGAGGCTGAACTGGGCGGCTGTCTGCATTGCCTGGCTGAGCATTGCAATCTCGGCGTCTGCAGTACTTTCGAGCACAACCTTTGGTTGATATTCACCAAAGTAAACATCTGGGCTATAGACTTGCCAGGTAATTTGGTTATGGTCAGTCATTCGTACTGGTGTATCCTCTTTAACGAACAACTGGATCATCTTAAACAGGATTGAGCCTACCTGAGATAGGCCGCCGTCCTCTAATGACTGCATCTTAACGTTTGTACGGGCGTCTGATTGCTCCATTTGGTTAGAGATTTCAGTAGCGGTTGTACGGCTATAGCGCTGGCTAATACCCTGGACGGCTGCATCCGCGGCTACTGCAGTACGCATTTGCTGGGTGAGACGGCTTATCTCGGCGTCAGCGGCTGGGCTAATGTCATTCTTCTCAATTGGGGTAAGTGCACCCTTAGGAATCGGGAATATAGCGCCTGGCGCAGACTGGATACGCTCAGCTAGGTGTTGGTACCGAGGTTCAATCTGCCACATATTGTTCAACACATAAGCAATATTGTCGCGTTTCTGGCTCGCCGTATCGTTTAGGAGCTCCTGGGTCTTGAGAACAACCTCGGCGATACCTTTACCGTAGAATAGGCTCGTATCAACGTAGTTGCGGGCTACTGCGAATGGTAGAAAGCCTTTAATAGCGGGGATTTTCACCTTCATTGGGATAATCTCGCCGTCTAGATCCATCGGCAGCTCTTTTGTAGACTCTTTTCGGGCGTAGGGGTTGTCTTCCTCTAAAATAACAACGCTACGGTTGGCTACCATCACGTGTTTATTCTCAGTCCAGTAGTCGATAACCTCTACTTGCTCACTGATAGCGTCTTTTCCATAAGTAGAGCCGATCAACATCTCCTTGATGTCTTTGTCCATCTCCTCGCTGTCAGTTCCAGAGACTACTTTATCAAGGTTTTTGTACTTATTCTCAACTTTACCGGTCTCTACATCTACCTCCATTTGAGATTTGAGCTGTTCAAGGCTTGTAAGATAGCGGTATCCTGCATAGCGTGGGTAGCCGGGCTCTTCTGGGTTATTGATATGGCGCGCAGCCGGGTCAACAAAGAAGTCGTTTAGCGGGATATTCTGGATAAGCGGGCGATCTTTTAGCCAACTAAAGGCCAAAACACCTGTACCATATAGGGCCATATCCTTAATCCAGCTGATCATCTTATCGGTCATGTTGTTGATAGACCAGTAATAGTTGACTAGACCGTTAAGGGCTTCAACGCTTTGTTCTTGTTCTTCGTGTAGTGGCCAATACTTAAATCGCGGCTTTGTTTTGACATATGAGGACACGAGGGCTTCTACGATTGAGAAGGTCTCGGGCACAAACTCATCAGCTTGTCCTGCGTAGCCCCTAATTGTTCTAATGCCGTTGTAAGACTTAAACGCATTTGCCCAAGTCTTTTTATAGTGGGATTCGGTATACATCCGCGCCTTTTTAAAGCGCTTAGTTACCTCTAGTAGTGTTTTGTCATCCATTGGTTATTTTGTGCATCTTTGCGGTAGAAACTACCTTTAAGTTTGATATATCATTGTCACCCCAAGGGAATAGCTGGTAAGCAATAGCTGTACTCATCACAACGTCATCGTGAGAGCCTTCCTCTGCATTCATTCTACCACGCTCATCACGTACGTAGCTGAATGCCTCATTAATGAATACAATATCCTTATCCTTAATCACGCGCTCGCGTATTAATTTGATAAGGTCATCAATCATTAAGCGCTTAGTTCGCATATCAGTCTTCCAGCCGAGGTTAACAGTAGGTGTCTCCCATTCCTCGTCATAACCCCTATCTCGCTTGTAAAGGTTCGTATAGAAGGTGTCACGGAGCTTTTGTACTGTAGTAAGACCGTGGTTGTTTACCTCTACGCCTATAAGGGCATAATTGTAATACGTACCGAGAGCGCCTAAGATCTCGCCGAACTTGTCCGGGTCACAATGGCCACGCCACCTAGCGACTACTGCCATTGTTGAGACGTCTACAACAGTAGCAACACTAAAGTCACCGCCCTTGAGGCCTTCTGCAACGTCAGCGCCAATGACATATTCCTTATAGGGCTTTGGCTTCTCCCAAATCTTAAGTGGCGCTTTGTAAGTGAAGTCATCAGGCGTTTCATTAGGTTCGAATTGTATTTGCTCTAGCTCAAATTCCTCGTAAGGACGATCCTCTAATGGGGTAATCTTGTAATAGTCTACATCCTCTAATGGTGTTGCATCTTTCTCCATCTCCTGTAGGGCCAATGGGTTGAATACATTCTTACCACTTGCGATGAATGCAGCCTGCCACGACTCCGGGAATTCTTGAGGTAGACGCTCGGGGGTCGCCGCGAAGTCTTTTACCTTTCGACGATAGAAGGCTATCTTACGAGGGACTGATTCTGGCGGTATTTCAAATCTATGGCCAAGTGTTGTGTGGCCGGCTTCTATCAAATCCCTTAAGTATTTCTCATGATCACTCAGCTCGCCGAGGTCTTCCCAAGTTGCGTCTCTCTCGTAAGTGTCAAGAATCCACCAGGGGGCAAAACAGGGCTGGTAGTTATTTTTCCCCTCAACCGCCGCGACATACTCTTTATGGAAGTAGTTACCCCGCCCCTCTGCGGTAGACTCTAGAAACACCATTGAAGGCTTATCCATCACCTCGATATCTGGTACTGTCTGCATAAGGGAGGCGACTAAGTCTTCTCCATTTTCCCAAGTTGCACATTCGCTTCCGTGAAGGAAGTTGATGGTATCTGAACGCCCCGCGGACTTGTTCTTGGCGGTCTCAATCTTGATAGCCGATCCTAGGCCAATCTGCTTGCCGCTCTCATCGAACTTCTCAAACGTTAAGTCGCTTTTAGTGTTATAGCGAACACTCGGTTTAAAAAGAATATTAGTGTTGTCGAAATAACGACGAAACATCCTATAAAGGTTGAGTGAGGATTTCTCATCATTACCAATGATAACACTATTAATGTTGAAGTTAGTAGATGTCCACCAGTAACAAAGCGCCTCTACAGCCGTACTAAAACCCATCTGGCGGGCCTTTAAGATAATAACCTTTACTGGCCGCTTCTCTTTAATGCAAAGCAACACGTAGTCTATTAAGGCCCGCTGAGGTTCGTTAGGGACAAATGGCACGATATTTGCGAACTTATCCTTAATATACAGGTTCATCTTAGCGAACTTATAGAAGTCCTGTTTAATGAGCTTGATTTTCTCCAATTGAGCCTTGGTCAGCTTTATATCATCCATCGGCGCGGGCTTTCTTGAGTAATAGATTAATCGCGGCTGATTTGTTCGCTAAGCTATTAAAGTAAGCTAGGTTCTCATCCCAGATGTAGATAAGCTTACGATTCGCCGGTTTCTTTTGAGGTGTCATAAGTTGTCCAATTCTTTCAATGCTTCCTCAATGCCTATATGGGCCGTGACCTGTTTATCAACAAACATGTTATGTTCCTTGCCGAGTAGCTTAATAGCATTAATCTTATCTGCATCTTTTGATATATCATTTACAACAATCATTTGTAGCTGCTGTTTAAGATGCTCAGGAGTAAGGCGCATCATATTCTTAGCCTCGGCGACCCACTTTTGGCAATCCTTCGTCTCCATCTTAGTGGCAGCCCACCGAGAGTAGCCGGCACGTATAGCACTTGCATAAGCGTTTGCATAACTCGGCGACTTAGGATCCATATAATAGTTGAGCCATTGCTCCTGTTGCTCGGTTTGAGTCCATTGACTAGCAACCTTACCCTTATTGCGTTTGCGGATGCCTACGCCGTCTTTGTTTTTCATTCGTTTTGTCTTCCCCTCGCGTTGGGCAAGCTTTCTTTCTCTCCAGTATTCCTTGGGTCTTTCTTTGGCCATCATGCCTCCTTTCCTAGTGAGTATATACTTTTGGGTTTTGGGGTGGATATTGATTTAGCATAGGTATATACCTTTGAAAAATATGGGGCGTGTGGTTTTTAGATGAGCATCATTCATTAACCCATAGTAGCGTATGTAATATTGACGGGAGTGGCCTCCCCCACCCCACCTATCAGCTATCCTACACTCACTCACCCCAACAAAATAATTACCCACAAAAAAATAAATCATCAACCAACGCTTGACATATGGTGTATGTATGGTGTATATGGTTCGCAAAATAATACAGTGTTTGGCGGCTGTTTTAACTTCGCACAATACCCATTTCACGAAGTATAAGCCCCCTTTCTCGCCTCTCTCCATATATATCCCATACCTGTTGATGGGTGTATGACACGTTGAGTGGGCGTGTGTTGTATTACATTTATATATAGTAGTTTTGTATCGAAATGGGGATAAATGCTTACTTCGTAAAAGGAACGGGTAAGGACTAAAAGGGCCCGCCGATTTGTGGGTGTTTGCCATTCCAAAGCATACAAAGAGCCACGGTGGGCGTTATGCCATTTGGGGTTGTTTTACCCGTGTAGGGTAGTCCCGTTGATTGTACGTGGTGCTAGGTGGGTTGTGGGTTACTTCGCAAAATATAATGGAGTGATATTTTATGTAATATAATGCATTAAAAGCAAGCCGCGCGATTTGTTATAGATACATTATATATAGCAGAAATGCGCGGGATTTTATGGGGAATATATCAAATATGAGATGTTTATATCAAATATGATATAAATTTTAGGGGGTGATTTTCATTTCCCCGGCATTTTCGTTGCATTTTGTCTGTGGAGTGGGTGAAAATATATCATATATGGTATATTTACAGTGAAAATGGGGTATTTTTGGGGTGTGGAGTATATATATTACACAATGATTTGGGTGAGCGGGCCTTTTTTGGTCGATTAATTGAGCAGGGCAAACACACCAAACATGGCAGTAAACGGCCCATTATGCATGGTAGATAGCCCCAAAATGGGAGAAAACCCCAAATATAGCGGTAAAATGGCGTATTAAACGTTAGTTTTACTGTATTTTGTGCCAATATTAAGCTTGGGTGCAAGATAGCTGTATGTTCCCTGTGTATATTACTTATATTATTCCTGTAAGGGGTAAAAAAATTCCAATTAATGAAGCATTAAAAGAGGGGCCCGCGCCGGGTTGGTTGGTGGTGATACTGGGGTTTGCAGGGTATTCTATGGGTGATTATGGGTATTATTTAGTGTTTGTATATAATTATAAGCATTTAATGCTATTTGTGTATTATTGTGCTATGCGCCCTATTATAGTTTGTTGTCTCTTTATAGGGTGTTGTGTGTATTTTTATTTCCTTATAAGGAGAAGATGCTTGTAGCCCTGAAAGTAATCCCGCGCGCGTTGTTGCAGTCTATGGGTGAGTGGTTGATTGTACATTGCGTTCTAAGGCTGTTTAGAGGCTCTATGAGGGGTCTTAGAGTAAAAGACGATAGATTATATCTTTTAGTATTAATCGAGCTATTTAGGGGCTTTAAAACGCTTGAGGCAAAATAAAAGACCGCCGAGTTATTCAGCGGCTTCTTCTACTAGTATAGTGTTGCCTGGTTCGCAGGTCTTTTCATAGAGCTTTAAAGCATTTGCCCGCGCTCGTTCTATTGAGTAGGCTTGTACGCCTTCCTTAGCTAATCGTTCTCTTATAAAGTTTTCGCTGTAATCGTCAGTGATCCAGCTAGGTAGTTTATAGTTATCGTCCATAGTTTGAGTTTAAAGAATACCGCGATTTTTGTCAATAGATTAGTAGTTATTTAGGTTGCTTGTTTTTTGCAAGTGAGTTTGGGACAAAAAAGGAGACCTCTATCTCGTGGTTCCTCATACGCGGCGATTTGTTTACGCTAACTCTTAACCACTAACTCAGAGCCAAACTATAGAATCTACTGACACTCCGAAACATCTATCGTTCAATTCGTCTGTTAATGTTACGTATCACTCGCCGGTTCTCTCTTGTTCACGGAACCCGGGATAGGGCACAATCAGGCTGCCTGTTTAAGAATCTAACCCATTAATGCTTATTCGTAGTTCATGGCTAGCCCTTAAGCTACTTTAGAACTTTTTGCGCTGTACGTCTCCTTTTCTTATCTTTGCACAGCTCTCGACTATTAAGCATTAAATCTTCGCGCGCTTTTCCAGCCAATAATGCACCCCGAACCTATCTCCGTACACCACCCGGCTTTACGCTGGGCGTAGGATTCTCCTCTTCATTCGACAGACATTATTAGTTATTGGTCATACTACTTGCCACTTATAGCCATTTGGTATAGCCACCAGTTATCGGGGTCGTGAGAAAGATAAGAAAGACACGTTGCCCCTTCGCAGGTTTCGTATGTTGTTGCGCGGCTTTTCATTAATCGTTTACTAGAGATTTCCTATTAACCTAACAAGGTGTTCGGCTCTAATGTCAATTAACGCTAGCAGATTGCATCTAGCGTGGTTAATGATCCGCCCGACACGCAGCGGTTTACTTCTTAAGAGTAACTGCCTATAAATCCGCGTGCCGTTTCCAAAAAATAAAGGTACTATATAGTTTTATTAAAGAGACTACATATAACTCTTACTATCAGTATATCACACCTGAAATATAGATGCAACACTAAAGTAATTCTTTATAGTTCAAATAAAAAGTCTAAAAATCTTTCAAAAAGTTGTTGACATTCAAAATATTTGCGCTATACTGAGGACAGTTAAACGAACGGCAGCCACCGGAAACGAAACGAAACCTTAACAACTCGAGCATTAAATAATAATAACAGAAGGAGAATATTATGATTAAGAACATTAAGAATAACCTAATTGAAGCATTTAACATCTGGTGGGAGCGCCGAAAGGTTCTCCGCGACATGGAACGCCGCGACTACTCAGTAATCTAAATAATAACTAACTTGCAAATTGAAAGTAAACGAAAGGAATACTATGAACAAGTTTAACTTTATCCAGATCTACGCCGATAAGGTGGAGGTAGACACTCAAGATCAATCAGTAGTACTGAGCGGGGTTGATCCAGCTCAGGTGGTAGCCGAGTTTGGTGTGCAAACCATCTTAGAGGAGATTGAGCTAAGCGACATCATGGACTTTGTAGACGAGCAGATGAGGCAACTTAAAGAGGACTACGAGGATGAAAAAGCTAACCGTCAGTGAGTATATAGCTCTAGTATGCGAAATTAACAAAGTAGAACTATAAAGGATAAAGGCGATGAAGAAGGTAAAGACAGCACTTAAGTATATTGCAGTAACACTACTAATCTTAGTAGTAGCGCAGGCAGCTAAGCAGATTGGCCGAGCAGCCGCACAGCCAGTAGATAACCCACCTCAGCACGTACAAGAGGAGCGAACCATTAAACAGGCAAGGGTTGACGTATATCACCACGAGGCAGTTAACGGTTGGCAGCCATGCGTTAACGGCGAGGATGAATTTGGGGAGTGCAAGTAATGCTACCTTATAGTGGATCGCCTAAATTTATTGAAGACTTCACCGATTTTGTTAACTGGACACTTGAGATGCTATACAAAGTGCCAGTAATTGGTGGGGCATTAGCACTAGCCGGGGTAATCTTTTGGCACTTCTTGGCCTATGCAATGATTACCTGGGCAACAGTAATGGTTATTTTACTAGTAACGGAGGTATTGTGAACAAAAAACAATTAGGGGCGTTTCTAAAGGTTGTATATAAGGGTAAAGATCGCCCGGCGCTTACCAATATCTTAGTAGATAGGATTAAGGGCAAAACCTGTTTAGTGGGCACTAATGGGGTAATGTTAGCTGCAGTGTTTATTGACGGCTTAGATGAGTGGGTCGGCCGTCAAATTGCGCGGATTGACTTAGAGGCGTCTCATAAAGCGATGACAAGTAGGGTATCTGACCTATTCAGAGCTAATGAGGTAGCTGAGATCATGGACAATGGGCGGAATGTTACTACTAAGTTCCCCGATTATATGTCGCTTATCACTCCTTACTTGGAGGGTGAACCAGTAGGCCAGGCAAGGATGAGGTTTAACGCCGACTTCTTTAAGGTGGTGCAAGATCTTAACGGTGAAGACAGCTTAACGGCCAACCTCTATGGGGAGACAAAGCCAATGGTGTTTAAGAGCGAGCGCGGCATCTACATAGTCATGCCGATGACTCTCAAGAAGCCTGGCCAAGCTAGCTGATGGGCAGCTAACACTATTTGGAGAGATTGCTGGGTTAGAAAATCTAGTGTCTCCGCCAAAAGTGTTAGAGGTCGACGGGCAAAAGGTAGTTAGCTTTATTGTCTCAGAGGAGGATAGAAAACTCCCGGGCTATGTGGAGGCAATCACTGATAAGGCTAAAAAGCTTAAGCCTACTGTTAAATCAAATAATCGCCAGTACTGGGCAAGTCTTTACTGGCAGAAAAAAAGGAGAATGAGGAATGACGGATAGCGAATTAATGGCCTATCTAGACGAGATTGAGCGTGAGGTAGACCGGGATATATACGATCCTGATATGACAATCGCCCTAGAGGAGAAATACAACCACTGGCGTGAGGTGTCTAAACAAATCCACGCGCTACACCCAATGAAGCGGATAGAGACGCCTGGGCCGGTTAAATGGGGTAAAACCGTTAAGGTTAAGCTTGATAACGCCCAGCGCTTCTACTATAGCCACGATATGGGCGTGGGGTTCATCTGGATTAATGAGACGCTCTCAGAGCCTCTAGATGAGAATAAAAACTAAAGATAGGTAATTATACCTATTTAACATTAAAAACGATTACAGAGCCTCTGAAGGGGTAATAACGATAAAATAGAAAGGGAGATTATGAGTAAGAAAGTAACAATCAATAAAAATACAGCTAAAATGGTAGCCGTGGGGCTCGCTGGGGTATTGCTAGTAATCCTCGGGGTTGTCGGTACACTTAAGTACCAGGGCTTCATTAACTCGGTTAAGGCGCAAGGTGTCGCTGAGTATAAGCAGGATAAGTGCGAGAACTTTAGCAAAGACAACGCCAGCTGGTTAGAATGCGAAGTAAAGCGCGCAAAGTAAAGAAGCAGCTAATTCTTTTCTGGGACATTATCGAGATCAATGGCGTTAAGTACAAAGCTGGGATATCGCGAGAACAACGCGAGAAACTCGATAGATGGGTCTATGTCTACGATGAGAAAGCCCATAAACCAGTCAAAGATGCCGCGAAGTTCATGGCTAGGGCGCATTTGAGAATCATAGAGAGTCAGCAGTAGCTGGCTCTTTTTGTTTGGTTAGCGAAAGTAGTCGATGTCTCTAGATAGAGAGAAAACGTGAGATAGCGTTATAAGGGAGGGCTTCGCCCTCTACATTTCTTATGAGTGGTGTACGAGCAGTTTACGCGAGTACAGTTTCCGTTTGCGAAGTCGGTGACGAAGCGATAAGGAAACAACGAGTAAGAAAGGGAGAGGGTTTGCCTATTACGAGTAAGGACGAGTAATAGGTCGAAGCCCGACCGACCACTCGGGAAGCGAAGGGCTCTTGAGAGTCCTGAGCGTCGAGAGAAGAGGGACTACAAGTAAGGAAGCAAGCACCCGCGCCGCTTCATTATGAAGTAGGCCCGACCGGTGGAGCGAGTCTAAAGACGAGCGTAACATACTTATTAACACAACAAAAAAATAACGGATACTCAAAAATAGGCTATTTTAGGGCTATTTTCGCTAATTTTACCCACCAATTACCCGTAATCGGCGCGGCTTTGTATGAAATTTCCTTACTTGTCCGTTTTTTTATGATTAACAACGCAAACTAGCCCCCACAGCGTGGAGGTAAAAAATATATATGGGCAAGCTCGCCCGTCGTGTTACTTCCATTAACAGCATGTTTCCCATCCCCCTACAAAGAGGATTTTGCCGCGTCCGTCCCAGACTGAGCATCTTTACAGCAAGACAACAACACCCTTAAATATCTAATAAGATTTAAAGTAGCAGTGTTTTGAATCCCGCATACGTTTCTGCGCGCCCCAGACATTATCACTAGTCCCGAACACGCACAGTCTTCTACGTTCATCTCAATGGGTCGTAGTTGTGCCCTTACCGGCTGTTAACAGCAATCCGTACGCTCCCGCCGCACTAAGTTTTTATAGTGAGACCTTTATCTATTAGCTCTGCTAGCTTTTTTGCGCTTCACTAACAGGGTGCGCGGTATTGTCGGGTTACTTTAGATGTTAGTGGTTATCCCGATCCCCACTACTATTAGTATAACACACGAGAAAAAATAAAGCTATTGTTTTCGGCTATTTCCCTTTTTGAAAAAAGTCTTGTATTTATCCATTACTTGGAGTACAATGATTAGTAGATAGAACAAGAGGCTATAGCAACTTAACAACTTGGCAATTATTAACTTAAAAGAGAGGAGATTAATAATGATAGATATGTACAAACCAGAAAACAGCGGCGGCAAGGAAGCGCCCAACCTTAAAGAGGTAGCTGGTCTATTAATGGATGCAGCGGCTGCTATCTACCGGGTCAATTACGACTCAGACGCAATGCAAGCGGTCAACTTCCACATTAATGAGGCATTAAAAGAATTGCGCGCATTCACTGAACGCAAAGAGAAAGATTGTTTAACTGCCTTTAGCGGGCGAGATGGAACGATTAAATGAAGCAACAAATCTTAGATATCCTAGATAAGTCAACCAACAACGGTATGAAGGCCGAGGAGATCATGGAGCTTCTTCACGACCGAGAAGCTGATGCGGTCGCCAAGTGGGTAGATATCCTCGACGAGAACGATGTCCAGCCTATCGACCTTCTCCACGAGGTAGTGGCCGACATAACCAGCAACTCTGAGGAGTTTGACGATGGAGAATAAATGGCGAGGCAGCGCACTGTGTGCACAGACAGACCCGGAAGCATTCTTCCCAGCAAACAAAGCGTATGCCGATGAGTACAACGGATACAATAACTACAATGATGCACGCAAGATTTGCGCAGAGTGCCCAGTAAAGGGTGAGTGCCTAGCAGATGCGCTTATGACTGGCGACGTAGAGTATGGTATGCGAGGTGGACTAACACCACGTGAGCGTATGGGTATCTTGGCAACGAAGGTGGCGATGTATGAGTAAGAACATTATTAGATACATAGCACTGGTTGTTACAGCCGTGCTACTACCAATAGCGCTTTACTCAGCAGCGATATTGATATACAAATTCTATCTGTTCGTAGCAGGTTTAGTATCTCCAGAGAACAAAGAATTTATGGCTTTCTTTGGTATGCTTGCACTAGCTATGAGTCTGGTAGGTGGTGTCATCTATGCCTGTGAGCAGTACGAGATTAAAACAATGAAGTAAGGAGGATAGATGCTACTCAAACATATGACAACAGATCAATTCATGGAATCAGTAGAAGCCCTAGGTCTTAGGCCAGAGCAGAACGAAAACTATGGTAAAAAATATATTGATATAAAAGATAAGTTCGGTGAGATAATTGCCTACGTTATTGTGGATGCGCAGGGTATGATGAACGTAAGAAATGTTACCGTAGGTTACGACCACAATCTTTTGTTCAAGGTTATGTGTGCATATGCAAGCACTCCGGTTAGTGAGCGAGAGCCGAAAACATACAAGATGAAGATCCTTGGTACGGGTTTGTATCTTATCCATATCAATAACTACGAGACAACAGTTACTACAAATAAGAAAGCAGCCAAGGCCTATGATGCTCGCGGTGTATATAGTGCTAAGGAATCAGCAGAGAAGCAGGGGTTTGCACTAAGAGCGGAGGTGCTCG